CCTGCTCTTGTCATTCCTGTTAATATTTTAAGTCGAGCCTGAATGTCTCCATCTCCAATAGTTGTACCATACTTATCTTGAAATAATTGTTTTATATCTGTAAAAATATCTTCTCTGTTCAAACGCAAAGCATCCTCTAAAAATTGACTTTTATTACTGTTCTCAAGTATTGCCCTTTCATTTTCACCAACAGGCATTCCATCAATTTGAAATTTGTCCTCAGGTATTTTTCTATATTTATTTGTCATAGCTAATTCATTTGTAATATCTTCCATATCTTTCATCATTTTGTATCTTTTTAATCTGCTGTTGTCAGAAAATACTTTTTTAATCTGTGCTTGT